GGAAGTTTCATGAGAATCAAAGTAATGGCATTAGACTTAACTCCCATTACAATGTCCCATGTGGGAGCCAGTTGCCACATACCTGATTTAACGGTAGTGTCGTAATACGGGATCGTGTTGAACACTAGGTTCTCTAAACGACCAAGCTGGAATGTGTATACGTTCATCGTTATTTGTATCTGTAAGGTGGTGGAGGACCTTTTGGTGGCCGGGAGGGTAGTGGGTTACGACGAACCCACCTTTCGTTCGATTGTCCCCATCCAGGGACACCCTCTTTACCCTCAGCACAATATTCGTGTAAGCAGCAGCCTTCAGCATCCAATTTACAACGGTGCCTGAAGAACCACTCTAACGGTGTGGTAATTGGCCAGAACAGCCAACGCATGAAGGTGTCGTAGTGAGACATTAGCTGGCGGTAGCCTCTAGTGGTTTGATCTTGGCTTTGTCTTCTTTAGACATCCAGTATGGAACGTATTCGAAGCGCAGCATGCGAACCAGGTCTTTGGTCGACAGGAACTTCTTCTCGCATAGGTGTTCTTCTTCTTTCACCATCCAATAACCACGGGTTTCACCCAGCAGTACATTCCAGTCGTAACCCATCTTGATCAGACCTTCGTAAAGATCTTTCGGAGTAGGGGTATCGAACTCACGTTTGAAGTGAATGAACTGCAGCAGTTCCGATTGGATTTCAACAGCACGACGCAGCAGTGGGTCAGCGTTGAGTTTCTGACGAACCTTGGTACGGCTCAGCGATACATCTGGACGCAGTTCTACGAAGTAGTTCTGTACGTTACCACCAATGCCCCAAGCGTTCTCTTTGCAGTAGTGGAACTCAGTCAGTGCTACCAGAACACCTTCAGACTGTGCAACGATGATCGGTACAGCCAGGTCAGCGATACCACCTTTTGGACGGAGGTTCTTAACTTCCAGAATACGGAGGTCAGAGTCGCCTTGCATCGACGTAGAGTTATCCAGTGGGTACACTGGCATCTTATCGTTGTTCAGCAGAGGCTTGTTCGATACGACGTCCCAGACGTTGTTAGGCAGAGAGTAGAAGCCACCCGATACACCTTTCAACACGGTATCTTTCTTCATACCGGTCAGGTTACGCTTATCGGTTGGATACATCTCCATCTGAATGATGTCACCAACGTGAGCAGTCAGAATGAAGTGAGAACCGGTTTGTGCTGCGACTTGTGGAAGCTGGTTGAACAACTGGTTCTTAGCTTTACCGTTAGTCATGGCGTCGGTGTTGTTCTTACCGTCACCGATTTTGTTCTTGGCATACATCTCATCTACAGCAGATACAATGAACTTCGAGAACGAGTCAATGAACGCAGTAGTTGGGTGAAGACACTTCTTCAGCTGGCCATCGACATCTTTGAATGGCGATGTACGCATGTGCGTCTTAGGATCTTTTGCTTTGGCATCCAGAGCTTTACGCAGCGTGAAGAAGAACTCGTCACCGGTGTACTGAGACAAGTCAGTGAACATGAACTGTGGATCGTTGTTGAAATCGATAGCTGCGATTTCAGGGCAGTGCTTAGCTACAGATGCAAAACGTGCAACTGGATTGAGTGTACCTTCAGTGTCGTACACCATCGAGTGGGAACCCGGCATAGCACGACGCACCATGGACAGCATGTAAACACCGAGGGCTGTCTTAAAGTTGTTCGGACGAGATACAATCCCGTTCAAAGCACCTAGACCACCGTTGAGGATCATCTCCCCGTGTTCACCTTCTTCGTAATGACCTGTTGACACATCCATCAAACAACCTACGTTTACAGCAGGTCTGAATGAAGGTTTCTTAAATTCGCCAAACATTGAATTTCCTCGTTGATGTTATAGAGCAATCAATTAATTGAGTTCAAGCGTAATTTTATGTCTAGACTCCCGAATTCATTAAAACAAGGTAGCTACCATGTCTCTCTTTACTCGCTATGGTACGAACGAAGTCGTATCTAACGAATCGGCTGACAATGTTCAAGTCGATCCTATCCGTCAGTTCTACATCGCATGTGAAAGTATTTCCATGGAAGCTGCCGAGATGGGTATGATCTCTGGTTGGTTTGCTCGTATGGGCGCAAACATTTCCATGTCGATCAAACGTGGCTTTGAGCTGATGACCACTTTCAATTGGGCACCACTCACCACGCTGTATCCTGCTAACATGCAGACTGTAATGCGTTCTCTGGATTACATGGTCATCCAAGAGAAGATCGTTTCTCAGCCTCGTGGCTTCAGTGGTAACTTGCATGACTACGTAATGGGCTTACAGCCACGTATTCAACTGGCTGCTACTATCAAGACCGCTGTGCTAGATCCAGCTATCCAACGTCTGGGTTACTACGTTACCAACCCTGCTGAACGTGGGGATCGTCGTGACTTCCCAGGTGGTTCGATGGATGCTGGTCAGATCGCTAAGTTGTACGCTGAAGAAGCCAAGTACTTCAAAGGTGGTAACGACGCTACCAATACCTTCGGTGCTCTGTTCTCTAACAACAATGAGTTTGTTAAAGCTGAGTTCCAGATGGTGAGTTATGGTAAGCTGCTGGATCAATGTTCTCCAACCGTTGTCCGTGCTTCGGTAGAACAACTGACAGCTGTTGCATCGGGTCTGTTTAAGTCACTGTCTTCGGAACGTGATCCAGCCTCTAAGCAACTGATCCAAACAATCGGCAACGAACTGGCTAACGTAGCTAAGTGGGTTGAGTGGTACGCCATTCAGATCACCAAGCTTACAGAAGTTAACCAAGTGTTCGCTACGCTTGAGAAAGAGCTCCGCTGATGGCATAAAGGCTTCCCCTAGGGGAAGCCAATATGTCGTTATGCGATAACCACAGGTGCAGCGCAAATAGCGAAGACCCGTTGAATGTCGT